CTTTAACAGGTGCTATTAGTTCAGTTCCTGGACCAACAATTACAGATCCTGTAGTTTTACCAGGAGGTAATAATCCAAATTATGTTTTAGGTACACCTTATGGTGCAAATCAAATTACACTTGGACCTACACAAATTCCTTCACATACACATCCTAATGAACTAATATTTGTAGATCCTACACACACCCATGCATTTTCACCAGATACAAACGTAAATTATAGTTCATCAGGAGTTTTACGTGCAACTGCAGATTCTGCAGCACAATCAACAGGTCGAGCTATATCTGGAACAATTGGTAATAGTAGTACAGGTATTACAGTGACACTAACTAATAAAGCAAATACAGGTGGAGGACTTCCTCATCCAAACATTCAACCAGTAGTAGCTTGTTATTATATTCAATACAGACCTTAATAAATCAACAATATGTCATATCCATATTTATCAGTAAATCCTTGCTGCACAGATGTAGTTTTAAATAGTCCTTGTGGATGTACATCTACAATTACTAATAGTGGTTGTGGAACTAATGATCCATGTTCTACATATAATATTGTTTCTAGTAATGTTATTTATGATGGTAATAGATTACCATGTATTATAGCTGAACCATGTGATACACTTAATGTTATATTACAAAAGATGGATCAAGTTATTTGTACATTACTTGGTCAAATAAGTACACTTAATAATCAAGTTACTAATATCAATAATCAATTAATAGTTGTAACTAATAATATAAATACTATATATAATACATTAAATTATTGTTGTGTAACTACAACCACTACAAGACGTCCTTGTGAAAACTTTTCATTAAATAATACAGGAGGTACATCAGTAGCTGTAATTATTACTGATTGTACTACACAAGTACAATCTGCTATTATATTACCAGCAGGATCTACAAATATTTGTGTTGTGACTAATAGTCCTTTAACTGTTCCTGGAACTGTTATTGTAACACCAAATGGTCCTTGTTCTCCTACAACTACTAGTACTACATCAACAAGTTCTACAAGTAGTACAACTACTACAACAACTACAGCAATTCCTTGTGAATGTTTAACATTCTACAATAGAGATTCTGTTAGTCGTACTATAACTTATAAAAATTGTAGTGGAGCAACTGTTGCACCACAAACAATTACTGTAGATCAAACTATACAAGTTTGTGGATCTCAAGGATCTTCTAACAGTGCTCTTGTAACTATTTCAGTTGGTGTAAATTGTGTTGGTGGATTATGTCCTACAACAACCACTACTAGTACATCAAGTTCAACTACTACTACTACATCTACTACATGTAATTCTTCTTCAACACATCCATATAACTATAATGCAATTTTTGGAACTACTATAAATTCAAATTTTACAGGTAGCTTATTTGGTGCATGTACTTCAAGAAATTGTTTAACAGCAAGTTCTTGTTTTCAAACTAGTGCTTACGGTGCATATTTTAATAATGTAAATCCTCAAATAGGAGATAAAGTTTATGGAACTGCTACAGGATGTGTTCTATCACCTGCAAATAATGGATATTATATAATTAAGGTGGGTACAACTTATACAGTTATTCAAGTGGCTAGTGGTATAATAATAGGATTTCCAGCATGTACATAATAAATAAAATATAAAACATGGCTAATTGTGCTCAAATAAATAATACAACAATAATAGGAACAAGTGCTATTGGATATGATAGCACTCCACTTCCTTGTTCAGATGTACAATCATGTGATGGATTAAATGATATTCTTACTTCATTTAATAATATTATATGTAATATTCAAACAAATACTTCTACACTTATAAATAATGTGACAAATATTACAGAAGATGTAATGCTTATTACAGAAGATATAATTAATATCAACAATCAATTAGGTATATGTTGTCCTACAACCACTACCACTTCAACTACTATTTGTAATAATCCAAATTTAGTATTTAATGGTACATTCACACGTAGTTTAATTGGATGGACTTTAAATATATTCCCTGATTGGGTATGGAGCAATGCTTATGGAGGAAGTGCACATTATGTAGGAAGAGATGAAAATGCAATTCTTTCTCAAAATATATTAACTCCTGGAGTTACATATGATGTATCATTTGATTTGTGGTGTGATAATCCTACTAATGTGGTTAAAGTGTTATTAGGAACAACACAATATGCTATTCCAGGAATTTCTGGATATGTACATGTTAATCTTGTATTACCATGTGTAGGTACATCATTATTTGGAATACAAGGATTTGATGCAGGAGCAGCACCTTTTGATACAATATATATTAAAAATGTAAATGTAAGTGTACATTGTCCTCAGTTTACTACAACAACTACAACAACTATAATAATATAAATTTTAAACCAATGACAGCATTAATAACATTAACAACAGCAGGTTCAGACTCTGGACCATTTAATTTATATTCAAATCTTGATGGATATACCACTGCATTTGCAACAGCAGTGAGTAAAGCATCTTTACTTGCAGGATATTCATCTTCATCAGTTCCTGATTATACAACAACTATTAGAATATTATCTACAGGAACATGTACTAATTATATTAATATAACATTAAGTAGCAGTACCACTTCTACAACAACAACAAGTCCTAGATAACAAATTTAAAAAACTTTGTTTTGTTGGTTTTACAAAGTTTCTCCTCAAGATTTTCTTGGGGAGTTTTTGTTTATAACTAATTTAATTATAAATAATTAACCCTCTAACTAAAATTATTTGGAATATATAAAAACTATTGTTTATCTTTACGATATTTTTTAACTAATATAAATAAATATGTCTGAAAATCAAAGTTTATTACACAGATTAGAAGAATTATTAACGCAAAAGAAAAGTAAAAAGTTCTATGCTGAGAAATTAGGAATAAGTGAATATGAAGTGAATGAGCTTATGAGAGAGCTTAGAGAAAAAGACAATGAACCTGTAGTAAATTATACAGGAGAACGTAAAGTAAATATTGAAAAAGGTACAATAGAAAGTACAATTATATCAGACTTTGAACCTAAAGATGATATTGAACTAGCCAAGCTACATAAAATAAACCTAGATAAATACATCATTACCAACTATTGGTCTAAGATGTTACCAAGTGGAAAGTTTACTTCCTCAGTGTTTTCAAAAAGAAAACAACCAAAAGATTATTCTCCTGAAGACTTTGCTAAGTTTTTAGAAAACTACAAACCAAATAATATATCAATTAGTAAAGTAGATCTTAACAATACTAAAGATTATGTAGATGTAGAAATATCTATATCTGATTATCATTTAGCTAAAAGAACAATTGATAGAGATAATGATGTAACTACAAGAGCTTTAAGATATTTAACTGTGGCTCAATCTTTGATTGATAAAGTAGAAGCTTGTTACAACATAAACACTATAGTACTTCCTATATCAAATGATTTCTTTCACACTGATAACTATCAGAATCAAACTACAAATGGTACTCCACAAGATACTATAATGGATTATTCTGATGAGTATGAAATAGGATTTGCTATTCTTGTAGATACAATCAATGTATTAAGAAAACACTCTAGCACTGTAAAGGTGGTATTGGTACAAGGTAACCATGATAGAACTAAATCTTTTTATCTAGCACATGCATTAGATGTATTCTTTAAAGATGTAGAAGATGTAGAGTTTATAAGAGAACATAGTGTTGTTAAAGGACTAACATTAGGAAATACATTTATTGGATGGCACCATGGTAATTGTAAGTTAGAAGACTTACCATTGTTATTTGCAACACATCCAAAATATAGTCATCAATTTGGTGATGCTGTTTACAGAGAAGTTCATACAGGTGATAAACATCACTATATGGCTAAAGAGGTTAAAGGAGTAAGAATACAACAAATGCCTAGTTTATCTGGAACAGATAGATGGCACTTAGATAATAACTTTGTACATTCAGTACGTGCTGCTCTTGCTTTAGTCTATGATCTTAATCTAGGTAAGATAGCAGAATTTGAACAACGAATATAATTATGGCAACATTAAGAAAATTAGTATCAGATGTTAGAAGTGTCCACAAGATACTTTCTACAGATTCATTAATAACAGATAGAGCTATTGCTTCTGAAATAAGAAACAATTCTTTATTACTTATAAAGAGAGAAACCAATCTAAGAAAGCTTTGGGCTACTGATACATTATTCACTACCATTCCTTGTTTAGAAATGTGTGAGGTGCCTATTTCTGAATGTTGTAATTATGTAGATGAATGTACTATAGCTAGAACTAAATTTAAACTTCCACGTATATCAGAAGGTAATTATCAATATGTAATACAAGGAGTTTATTCTATTAATGCATTAAGTGGTAGAGGAAAGAAGTTAAAAGAAATCACTGTCAATAGATATATTAATCTTTTAAAACTTCCTGTAATTAAAAATGAGGAATATTTCTGGATAACTAATGAGTATCTGTATGTAAATAATCCTATGGTTAAATCAATTAGATTAGTAGCATTTTTTGAAGAAGATGTAGATAATGAAATCATGTACCCAGAATGTGGATGTGGAACTCCAGATTATACAAATGAACAATTATGTATTAATCCATTAGATAAAGAGTTTCCTCTTCCAGGATATCTAGAACAACAAGTCCTTGAGTTAACATCTAATAAACTATTACAGACATATTTTAATATCAAAACAGATCAAACTGAACAAGGAATAGATGGTCAAGCACCTAATTCTGGACCAACCACATAATCAATGAGTAGAGTTAAGGTAGATTGGAGAAGTTCAAGTAAGGATAATTACAATTTGTTTTGTAAAAAATATCCATCTATAACTCTTACTTATGATGAATGGAGAAACATCACTTACACTTATAATGAATCTTTTAAAGAATATATATTAGAGACAGGTGATAAAGCAAAACTACCTTATGGATTTGGAGAGTTCTCTATTAATAAAAAGAAAAGAAGAAAGGTTACACAAGCTGATGGAAAAGAGTTTATTAATCTTCCAATAGATTGGCAAAAAACTAAAGAGAAGGGAAAGGTTATCTATAACTTCAACTACCATACAGAAGGATATTTCTTTGGTTGGATGTGGTTCAAAAACACAGCAAGATTTAAACATTCTGATCTTTGGTATTTCAAACCTTCAAGACTTACATCAAGACTACTATCACATTACTTAAAAACCAGCGATAAGTATCAACACATTTATAAACAATGGAAATCATAAACTATGAGTTACTACTATAAATATAATTTTATATCGCCTGAACCTGTCTATTCAACTGTAAAGGAAGAGCTTAAAAGCTATTTTGATACAGGTGCAATAGATGATCTTTTATTTCCTACTTACTTAGATAAAGCTCTAAAGAAGTTAGGAAGAACTACATTTGTAATAAGTGAAGAGATTTTATATATAGAAGACTTTCAAGCTAGACTTCCAGATAATTTTTATGCTGTGAGAGAAGCTTGGATGTGTACAGCAGTGAATGGTTTTCCATATCAAGATGCTAATTCATTCTATTCACAAGCAGCTTCTGCTACCACTATACAAGTCTCTCCATTAACTATTGGAGGTACACCTTGTAATAATCCTGGTTGTCAAAATTCACAATGTGATGGTACATGTATGCCAGAATTAGTACAAGCTGTTTATAAAACAAATAATAGTACAGCTAGGCAATTTACTCATGAGTATTTACTTAGACCTGGAAATATATCTGCAAGACAAAACTGTGGTGTAGACTATACAAACAATTGGGAAATGTATGCTCAAGCACCTCCTATTCATGAGTTCACTCCTGGAGCTGCTAGTTATGATAGTTTTGATATTAGAGATAATAAGTTTGTTACCAATTTTAGAAATGGTGTTGTTCACTTGTTATTCTATGCTACAGAGTATGATGAAATAGGAAATCAAATGATTCCTGATAATTATCGTATAAGAGAATATGTAGAAGCATTCATTAAGTTTAAAGTGTTTGAAATGCTTACCAATCAAACTAATGATGAAACTTTTAATCAGTTACAGCAAAAACTTGTATATCATAAACAAGCTTATGAAGAAGCTTACATCATGGCTGATATTGAAGTGAAGAAGCAAACTCCTTGGGAGAAGCAAAGAAGAATTAAAAACGATCTTAATAGATTTAACATGTATGAACTTCCTAACCGTACTAATAGATATGGTAGAAGACGTAATAACTAATCACTATGGCAGACGAATTAGATCAAATTAAAAAAATACTTGATACAGATCAAAGCAATATCAAAATGGAATATGGTGTTGCTGTTTCTGGATTAAACATGGACAATACATTGAACCAAGTTAAGCCAGGAGAACTAACGTATGCATTAAATGCAGCGTTAGAAAACTTTGATTCTAGTTCAGTTAATTATCAGAATGAACAAGGTAATGAATTCTGTGTACAATTTCCTTCAGGATATTCTTTAATAGGTACTTATTTTATTAATGAAAAAAATAAACATATATTCTTTTTAGCAAACCCTACTACAAGTAGTTCTGAAATAGGATATATGGAAAATAATGATTGTATATATCATAAGTTAGTTAATGCTCCATGTTTAAATTTTAATATCCAATATCCTATACATAAAGTAGTACATAAGATTGGAAATTGTATAACAGAAATATATTGGACAGATGGATATAATTCTAGAAGATATTTAGATATTGAAAAAATTCCTTATATAGAAGATGTTGATTCAAATCCTTGTAATCCCACATATACAGATCAATTAGATTGTAATCAACTTAAAATACAACCTAATTTTAATATTCCTCAACTTGCAGTAACTGATATATTTAGTGGTGGTGATATTACTGCTGGTACATATCAATTTGCTATACAGTATTCTGATGCTTCAGGTAATGCTTATACATCATTTTATTCTATTACCAATCCTACACCTATAGCTGATACACAGTTAACCACTGCTATATTTGATTATAAGGTGGGTAGATCTATTCAGGTAACTATTACTAATTTAGATATATCAGGATTATATACTTATTATAATATAGCTGTTATTAAAACAATTAATAATATTGCATCTGTAGAATTAGTTGGTACATACTCAATTGAAAATCAACTAGACACTGTAACTTATACAGGACAAAATAATACATTAATCAAATTATCTATTACAGATATATTTGAGAAATATCCTTATTATGATATAGCTCAAGATCTTACTACAGCACAAGATGTTCTTATGTGGGATAATCTTACATCTATAGATAGAATCAATTATCAAGGTATAGCATCTAATGTGCAATTATTATGGGAAACATATAAGATTCCTTCTACAGAAAACTATGCTGATGAGTTTAATGCTACAAACCTACGTGGATATTTACGTGATGAAGTGTATGCATTTGAATTAGTATTTTTACTAAAGAATGGAAAACAAACAGATGGATTTCACATTCCTGGAAGAACATTAAATTATAATGATTTACAATATCCAGATGTTCCAGATACCAATGCTGATTTTATAGGTGAACCTACATATACTGATGAATCAACAGGAATAGGATATAGTCCTTATTGGAAGATATATAATACAGCAACTGTATTAGGAAATGCTGAGGGTCTACCTATAGGTAATGCTACACCATATCAATATGGTGAATTTGC